CTCTTGCAGATCGATGAGGATTATCGCCAGGCAATTGAGATATTAAAAGAACTGGAACCCCAAGTGGAGCGTCAGGCCGTCTACGGAGTGGCTTGGTAAGCTATGCCCTATCCCGATCCTCCCAGTAATACCGGAAGTACTTCAAACTTTCCCGGCACAGATTCATCCACGGTCACAAGTGGTAACATAAACGGCAGTGGCAATCCCCAACTGGATGATGGAACAACCGTAGATACTACTGTTGAGTTAGGGGGGCTTCTTCTAGAAGCGCTTCAAGACTTAGCTGACCTGACAGTTAAAACAAAAGTTATTCCCTACGCCCCCTCACAAGCCCGTAACACCTACGGCCCCAACTATTACAAGCCATTAACGGGGGCAACGGGAGCGGATGCCAATACAGTTAATTCAGCTTCGCTAACCAGCAAATTCCCAGTTTATAGAATATTTTTTAAAGGGTTAACTGAACCAACTGACATAATGACTCAAAGTGTTTGGTCTATATGCCGACACCAAGGTATTACTGCTGGAGTGGGAAACGAATCAGGGTATTATCAAAGAGCCGCAAAAATGACCAGCCTCCACTTTGCTGGCAATAAACATCCATGGAACCCATTAATCCTACCTGCCAATCCAATTAGAGGAAGCGGTAGCGCACAAATATCTAATGGTAGCGCAACCATGGGAGACAATTATATGCCGCTTGAAAATGTGGAAGCTGTTTTTCACCGAAACATTATTCAAGGAGCCGCTAATATAAGCCATTCAGGTAGTAACTATGGGCCTGAAGTAATTAAAAGTAGTGCTTATAGGGTGCATTTAAAAAGCGGAGGAACATTTGATCTTAATGCTGGGGGGTACACAATAACAAGCCAGCCAACCCTGAGAATGATTAAGCCTGACGGGAACTTTGATACCGTTGAGAAAATAGCAAGACCAACCAAGCCATTGGTTTATTTTTATTCCTATGGAGGGCAGTATTATACTGGCGATCATCACAACTCCTCGACCTTTACAGGAACCTACCCAGCAAACACTCAATCCTTTAATTACTCATTAAGGACGGGATTAGCCAGTTTAACCGTAGGACATTGGGCAGATAATGCCAGTTCAGCCCTAACGGGTCTTATTGTTGATGGAACGGATGGGAATTACTCAACTAACGTAACCGACCCAGCTAAAGGTAATCCTCTGAGCCTAGATACAGGAGCAACCTATCTTCCTTTAGAAAACGTCTCCGCAATAACAAAGCTTAACAGTGGGGATACTGGGTATTCTCTTAATAGCACTACTGATTTAAATAGTTCAAATTTACTTCCCTACCAAACCTACGTTAGGGACGCTCAAAACAACCCCTCTCCGTTGCTTAATATGGGTCAAGGTGATAATGGAAGAGGTTACACTAATGTGTATCAGCCAGCGGATGCTGGAGCTTCTACCTTGATGGCGGATTAACTAGGATCCTATCTTGTAAATAGGGTTAAGAGGCAAGTAGTTAACTTTCGGTCCTACTTTCCCGGTGAAGATAAGCTTGTCAACACACTCAGCTTCTGCCAGTGGCCATTGCCAGGTTCCTCCTGGAGGAGGGCAGGCTATCTCAGGATCCTTTTCCGCCATTTCAACAATATTGTCAGCAGACAGGGTCTGGCCGGGCTTCAGCTCAGTAATAAAATGGAAGGCATTCTCCTTCCAGACCTCAATATCAAAAAAATTCTCAGGCTCTTTCATGATTTTCGTAAAACACGTTGACACAGAGTGCAACACTATTTAGTTTGGATCAACTGATATTATGAAGCGGCATCAAATTAACATTACAGAATCAATTAAGTGGCTCAATCGTTACTCACAAGAAACGTGGACTAGATCAAAATTTTATCGGATGCGGAAGCTTCGGCATTTTAATGGCATCTGGCGAGGAGATAAAAATGCGGATCATTTTACTGTTTCTTTACTAAAAGAAGGATGTAAAAACTTAGGTATTTCACTTAAAAGAAAAAATAAAAAAGAAAGGAATAACCATGGCACAGGGAATTAGCAGTAAGACTAGAAGTAAATGGAGAGTCGATCACCGGAGAGCATTGATTAGTAGTAGAAACTGGTGGCGTATCATGCTGGCAACGGCACTCCTGGGGGTATGTTTGTTTGCAACACACAACTTTTGCACATCGGCCTACTGTTTCATCACGGCAGGGATTTTTGAGATACTTTCAATGAGGGCTGCAAACAAGGCTCTTCAGATTGAAAAGTTGCAGCTCAAGGTCACAAATTCTCACCTAATGGATCGCTACGAGAATGGACCCTCTTCTTAAGAAGATACTTAACAAGGTTCCTAAAAAGAACAAATACGGAGCAAAGAAGGCAGGCTCACTGCTTTTTTCTGGCCGGATGTTTGATTCTAAAGCCGAACGGGATCGAGCGGAATATCTAAAAATAATGGAAGATGACGGGGAAATTCAAGACCTTGAGCTGCAACCTCAGACCTCATTGACTAGGGCGGATATAAAGTATAAGCCCGATTTTGCCTATACTGAAGGTGGAGTCCGTATTTACGAAGATGTTAAGGGAGTCGAAACAGAAGGCTTCAGGTTAAAGGCTAAACTCTGGAAAAAATACGGTCCAGGACCATTAAGAATAACAAAACGCAAAGGCACTAATACGCCTTTCATCATTACAAAGACGATATATGTGGATCAAAGTTAGAAAAGATTTAAGATACAGCGCAAAGGTTGTCACGGTAGCGTCACTAATAGGTGTACCACCTGTTCACGCTTTTGGTGCAATTGTTCAAACATGGATGCTCGCTGATGATGGTGCTGATAAAAAAGGGTTCATTAAACACCTCACTTTTGACCACCTAAATAAGATGATTGGCATAGAAAAACTAGCCGAAGCGATGGAAGAAGTAGGCTGGATTAAGCAGGTTAAGGGAGGATTAACCTTCGTCAATTACACTGAACATAACGGATCTACCTCTAAAAAGAGGCTTGAAGATGCTGAAAGGCAAAGAAAGTGCCGGGCTAACAAAAAGGCCAAAGAGAAGAAGGCTGTGACAGGTGTGACAGGTGTGACAGGTGTGACAGGTGTCACAGAAGATTGTGACAAACCCGTGACCAGAGAAGAGAAGAGAAGAGAAGAGAAGAAGAAAGAAGAAGAGGTGGAGACAACTTCTCCCAGCCTTCAGCAGGCAATATCTTTTGCTAATGAAAAATTCCCCCTCAAGGAAAAACTTAGGTCTATTCTACAACAGACGGAGGAGCTGACTGGAAAGTGGCATTCTGACCGGGAAGCGGAGGGCTGGCTAACAAAGTTCGGCAACCCAATCAAAAGCTGGAGGGCAGACCTGGAGAATTATGCAGATCGATGGGCTAAATGGGAACAGAAGAATCAACCTGGAAAGACTAAAGAAAATTACCTTCAAAAATTTAATTAAATGACGACTGAAGAAACGACCGGAATAAATGTTAACGATGAGGCCATCAAAGCCGCTGAACTAAATGTACTCGCCTGTTTTGCAAGTGAGGGCGCAAATGAGGGTAGCTCAAGGACAGGAGAACAGGCTGTTGCCAAAGCGATGGAATTTGTACCCAATGGTGAATATTTTTCTAATTCATGGAGGGGAATGCTTTGGGACTTAATTATTGAACTTCATACTGAAGGATCCCCTCTCAGCTTATCCTCCCTGGCAATTAAGTTGGGCGATCAAATGCAAAGTTTACCATCAGCCGCCTGGGCGGAAATTATGGATGCTTGCGACATGAGTGGAGAAGCCTCTGATCACATTGAATACTATGCCGAATCAGTTGCAGACAAACATCTTCACCGCCAGACACGGCAAAAGTTGTACAACCTATCAGAAGGGGTCGGAAATGGAGACGTTAATCTTGACCAGTTGGAAGAGGGGATCCTTTCACTCAAGGAACTCAAGCGCCATCATGCCGACCAAAACAAAAAGATAGGAACAGTCCTGGACGAGGTTCTCCAGGAACAAATGAAGAATCATAAGAATCCCGGCATTCAAGGATCACGGACAGGATTTGAGGCGCTTGATAAGCCACTTGGAGGACTTCAGGAACAGGCATTCATTGTGGTGGGAGCAAGGCCATCAGCAGGAAAGACCGCCTTGGCCTGTAATTTCATATCAGGACTAGCTCAACAAAAACAAAGATCACTTTTCATTTCCCTTGAAATGACCAGAGTCCAGGTGGGAAACAGGCTCGTAGCGGAGGCCGCTAGGACAACTTATCAGGTTGCTAGTTTTGAGCAGGCTCCTAATGCTAACGAACACGCCAGGATAGCCAATGCAATTAAACAGCTAAAGGATTGGCCTCTAGAAATTTATGACCCTCCTACACAAACTATTTCCCAGGTCTGTTCAAAGATAAGAGAAGCCGGAAGGCAGGGGGTTAAGGTGGTCGTTATTGATTACATTGGATTGATTCGCCCGGAAACAAAAGAGCAGAGAGGAAGCCGCTACTTACTTATTACTGAATGTTCAGCTAAACTTAAAGCTGCCGCAAGGGCTGCTAAAGTGGCAGTAGTATGCCTTTGCCAACTAAGACGAGAATCCGAAAAGAGCGACAAGCCAAAAATGAGCGACCTTCGAGAGTCAGGGCAACTGGAGCAGGACGCAGACGCTATCATTCTAATCCACCGCCCTGAACGAGATGACCAGCTCGACTATGAGGACGCTCAACTCATCCTTTCAAAAAACAGAAACGGCCCCACCGGGCTGGTTGATGTCACATTCAATCGCACAACCATGACCTTCAGCGAAGGGAAAATGTAATGACCATAGAAGAATTTTCAGAAATTGACCCGGACGCTCTCCAGGCAGACGGTTGGGATAAGGCTTTTATAGGCTATGTTGAGAGGGCAGGTCAACTGCCTACGGCCTGTTACGACAGGCAAAAGATAATCGAACTGTCAATTGAAGATGGGA